AGGAGCTACTGGATCAGGAGCAGCTTCATCAGGAAAAGTTACAATTGTACCCACTCCAAGTTCAGCATTTATGTACAAGATGCATTATAATGCCAGACCTTTGGGATTAAGTTCAGCAAATACTACAACTTATCTCAGCACAAATTTTGGAAATGGACTTTTATATGCATGCTTGGTAGAAGCATTTAGCTATTTAAAAGGACCGATGGATATGCTACAATTATACGAACAAAAGTATCAAGCTGAAGTACAAAAGTTTGGTCAAGAACAAGTAGGTAGACGTAGAAGAGATGATTATACGGATGGGGAACCTCGTATACCTCTCAACGTACAGACACCGTAAGGATTAAAATATGGCAACACTAACAGTAAAAGTAATAGAAGAAATAACACTAAACAATAATAGTTATAACAGTGAAAGGTCATTAGATATTTCTAGTGTTAATGAAATTGTTAAAAGAATAGTAACTATTTCAACTACTGAAACAGGGTTACTTGGTTTTGCTACAGCTTCTTCAACAGACTTATCAAAAAGTTATTTGGCAGGTCAATTTGATGAAGACGATGTTAGATACATTAGAATTACAAATTTAGATTCAAGTAACCATCTTACATTAACATTTAGAGATGAAGATAGTACAGAGTTTGCAATTAAAGTTGACGCTGGTCATTCGTTTATTTATCCAGGTGATAATAGTGGTGGTGTTGTAGATACGATGCATGCGGGTGGATCTGCATTAACAGTATCATTTAATGATTTAGTAGATATTACAGCAACTGCAGATACATCTTCTGTTGATGTAGAAGTATTTGTAGGAAGCGCATAGGAGAATAAATGGCATCAAGTTACACAGGTCTTGGTACAGAACTAATGACAACCGGCGAGAACGCTGGTAATTGGGGTACGAAGACTAATGTTAATTTACAAATTATAGAACAAATATCTGGTGGTTATACTGAACAAGACATTGCGGGTTCAGCGGATACTACAACACTATCTGTTTCTGATGGATCAACAGGTGCAGTTCTTGGACATAGAGTTATAAAATTTACTGGAACTATTACTGGAAACCAAATTGTAACAATTCCTTTAGATGTTCAACAGATGTATGTTTTGGTTAATGGTACATCGGGTGCTTATACAGTTCAATTTAAATACGCTTCTGGATCAGGAAGTTCAGTTACTTTTGCAGCAACAGATAAAGGAACTAAACTTGTTTACGCTGCTGCTGATCATGCAACTAATCCAAATTTAGTTGATTCAGGTATTGCATCTACTGGAGATCATGATTTAGATGGTAATGAATTAATTTTAGATGCTGATGCCGATACTAGCATTACAGCAGATACAGATGATCAAATAGATATTAAAATTGCAGGAGCTGATGATTTTACATTTACAGCTAATGCCTTTAATGTATTAACAGGATCTCATGCAACTTTTGCTGATAGTGCCAATGCTAAATTTGGTACTGGCAATGATATGTTAATGTATCATGATGGATCAAATTCTTATATTACAAACGCTGTAGGTGCTTTAAAAATTGCAACAGAAACTTCAGGTATTGCTGTTACGATTGGACATACAACTTCAGAAGTTACAGTTGCAGATAATTTAACTGTAACAGGAACTTTAACAGGTACTTTAGCAACTGCTGCACAAGGCAATGTAACAAGCTTAGGTACTCTTTCAACTTTAACCGTTGATAATATTATTACTAACGGTACTACAATTGGACATACAAGTGACACAGATCTTTTAACATTAACTAGTGGTGTATTAACAGTTGCAGGAGAATTAGATGCAACAACTTTAGATATTTCTGGTAATGCAGATATAGATGGAACTACAAATTTAGATGCAGTTGATATTGATGGCGCTGTACAATTAGATGCAACATTTACAGTTGGGGCAGATGATCAAGGTTATGATGTTAAATTTTTTGGAGATACAGCAAGTGCATACATGTTATGGGACACTTCAGCAGATGATTTAGTTTTAGCAGGTGCTGCTGGAATTGACTTAGCTGGTGATATTGATGTTGATGGTACTGCTAATTTAGATGCCGTTGATATTGATGGAGCTGTACAAATTGATAACACTGTAACGGTTGGTGTTAATGACACTGGTTATGATGTAAAATTTTTTGGAGCAACTTCTGGAGCATATATGCTTTGGGACGAATCTACAGATGATTTAATATTAGCAGGTGCAGCAAAATTATATTTATATGATGCAGCTGGTGGTGAATATCTTTCATCTTCAGGATCTGCGTTAACAATTGCTTCTGGAGGCACAGCATGGGAATTACCAACATCGGATGGAAGTGCTAATCAATTATTAAAAACTGATGGTTCAGGAAATTTAGATTGGACTACAGTATCAGGAACAATTACAGCTTTAAACAATCAAGCAGCTAACCGATTAACAACTATTGGTTCTACGACAACAGAATTAGATGGTGAAGCAAATCTATCTTTTACAGGTTCTGCATTAACTTGTATAGGGACAGTTACAGTTGGAGTAGATGACACAGGACATGATGTAAAATTCTTTGGTGCTACATCGGGTGCCTATATGCTGTGGGATGAATCTACAGATGATTTAGTTTTAGCAGGAGCGGCTGGAATTGACTTAGCTGGTGATATTGATGTCGATGGGACTGCAAATTTAGATGCTGTTGATATTGATGGTGCCGTTCAAATAGATAATACTGTAACAGTTGGTGTTGATGATACAGGCTACGATGTAAAATTTTTTGGTGCTACAGCAAGTGCATACATGTTATGGGATGCATCTACAGATGATTTAGTTTTAGCAGGTGCTGCTGGAATTGATTTAGCTGGAGATATAGACGTTGATGGTACAGCTAATTTAGACGCAGTTGATATTGATGGTGCCGTTCAATTAGATTCTACATTTACAGTTGGAGCAGATGACCAAGGATATGATGTAAAATTATTTGGAGACACAGCAAGTGCGTACATGCTGTGGGATACTTCAGCAGACGATTTAATATTAGCTGGAGCTGCAGGACTTATTGTACCTGACGGACAGTTTACATTAGGAAGTACTGCTGTAGGTTCAACAGCAGCAGAACTTAATTTATTAGATGGTTCAGCTAAATCTACATCTTCTATTACATTAGCAGATTCTGATGCAATAATTGTTATAGATGGAACTACAACAAAACAAATTCCTGCATCAGATTTAAAAACATATAATCCAGGTGGTACTTCTTGGCAAGCTGTTGTTACAGGGGCAACTACAATGGTTTCAGGAAGAGGTTATTTTGTAAATACAACTTCTTCTGCCTTTACAATGACATTACCTGCTTCTCCTTCAATTGGAGATAGTGTTACAGTTATAGATTATGCAGGAACATTTGATTCTAATAACTGTACAGTTGGAAGAAATTCACAAAAAATACACGGAGCTTCTGAAGATTTAACAGTTGCAACAGAAAGAGCAGCATTTACATTAGTTTTTACTGATAGTACTCAGGGATGGCTCCTAACGAATAATTAAGGAGAATAAATGGGAAACTATAAAACTGATCACGGTTTTGAAATTAAACATAGATCTAGTGATCCAAGTAATCCTATTGAAGGAGAGATTTGGTATAACACTGTTAGTCAAACTTTGAAAGTAACACCTTTAATTGGTGCTATGTCATCTGGTGGTAACTATCCAATATCAGTATATTCACATGCTGGAGCTGGAACACAAACAGCTGCACTAGGCACAGGTGGATTATCTCCTGGAACTACTGCAACAAATACTGCTGCCGCATATGATGGCTCTAGTTGGACTGCTATAACTAATGCTCCAGTATCTAAAGGAAGTATGTTTGGATCAGGTACGCAAACTGCAGCCATATTTGCTTTAGGATCTCCTTATCCAATGGCTGAATCTTATACTTGGAATGGGTCTTCTTGGACAGATGGACCTGATGTAAATACTGAAAGAACTGGATGTCAAGGAGGTGGTACGACTACTGCCGCTGTTATATATGGAGGTGAAGCTCCTAGTCCATCAGGTTTTCCTGGTGCTAAAACAGAAGAATTTGATGGCTCTTCATGGAGCCATGTTGAAGATACTCCAGCAAAAACATCTATGCATGGAGCTTGTGGAACACAAACTGCAGGATTTATAGCTGGAGGACAACCTAATCCTTCCATAGCAGAAAGATCTATGTTTTATGATGGTACTAATTATTCTTCAGGACCAAATTTACCAGATGGTTATCAACTAGGAGACGGTATGTGGGGAACACAAACAGCTTCACTAGCAGCTAGAGCATATGTTTATGGTCCACCAAATACAGAAACAAATCATATATTAGAATACGATGGTACTTCTTGGTCTAGGTTATCCGCTACATGTGCACAAACTATAGCCGCTGCAGCATGTGGTAAATTTGGTACTTCAACTGCAGGTATAGTGTTTGCAGGACAACCTCCACATTCTAATGCAACAGAAGAATGGACTAGAGCAGCAACAGTAAGAAAGGCGGATACATCATAATGACAGATTATAAAGCAATATTTGGAAAAAAGATTAAGTTTCTTACTACAGATTTAAGTAATGCTGAAGGTGAAGGAGAAGTTTTTTATAGTAATACTGATTCAGAATTTAAAGTAGCAATTTCAACATCTGCTTGGTCGTCTAGTTCTGTTATGATTACAGGTCAATCTGGCGTGGCTGGATGTGGAATTCAAACAGCAGGATTATCTTGCGGAGGTCATAATGGAACCGCTGCAAATGTTACAACGCAAGAGTATGATGGCTCTGGTTGGGCTACAAGTGGAAATATGGTAGCTGCACGAAGTGGTAAAGGAGCAACAGGAACTCAAACCGCAGCTATTTCTATGGGAGGAGAACCTTC